ACTCCGCTCGCAAAAAGACAAGATAACCGAAAAATGTCACATTACAGAAAAGGAGCACAAGATAATAATATGACAAATAAACCAGCAAACATAGCGAGCCCACTGCTCGCACTAGCAACACCAATTGAAAATATAGAACTGCTAAGCAACAATCCTCGCAAAGGCGATATCAAATCAGTAGCAAAAAGCTACGAAACCTTCGGACAAAGAAAACCAATCGTGGTTAGGAGAACCGGAGAAAACGAAAACGGACCAACAGGAATCGTGATCGCAGGAAACCACCAACTGCAAGCAGCTAAACAATTAGGCTGGACAAAAATAGCAGCGGTCTTTGTAGAGGACGACGACGACACAGCAAAAGCATTTGCACTAGCAGATAACAGAACAGCCGAACTAGGCGGATACGATCCAGAAGCATTAGAGAAGCTGGTAGAGGAACTAAGAGAGAACAACCCAGATTTATTGGGAGCAACAGGATGGACAGACGATGACCTAGCTGAAGTAATAGGAGGGTCATTGTCAGAAAACAGAAAAGAAGTAAAAGAAAAAATTCCACCAATCCCAAAAAACATAGTTACAAAGACAGGGGACATTTGGACACTCGGACGCCACAAGCTAATTTGTGGAGATAGCACAAAAGCAGAAACCTACGAAAAATTATTAGGAAAAGAAAAAGCTGAATTACTACTAACAGATCCACCTTGGAACGTCAACATACAACAGAAAGACAGCAAAGGCAGAGGAATCCTAAATGACAATATGCAATCAGAGGAATGGGCAGAATTCATCGGAGCATTCACAAAGCAATTTAAAGACTGGACAAAACCCGGAGCTCCAGCCTATGTTATTATGGGAACAAACGAATGGCCCTCACTAGACAAAGCGATGAGAGAAGCTGGATTCCACTGGAGCTGCACAATAATCTGGGTTAAAGACAGATTCGTCCTAGGCAGAAAAGATTACCACGCACAATATGAACCGATGTGGGTTGGGCACAACGGACCATTCTCGCCAATCTGGTATGGATGGAACGAGGACGCAGCAAGACTCGCAGAAATACTCGACAGAACACAAAGCGACGTTTGGCTACACGACAGACCATCAGTTAGCGAACTGCACCCAACAACAAAACCGATTGACTTATTAGTGCGAGCGATTGATAACAGCAGCAGACCCGGATCAATAATCCTAGAACCATTCGGAGGCTCAGGATCAACCCTGATAGCTGCAGAAGTATCAGGCAGACGATGCAGAGCAATTGAATTAGATCCTAAATACTGCGACGTGATTGCAAGACGCTACCAAGAGCAAACAAACGACATACCAAAATTAAACGGTAAAGATTATGATCTATCAGAAAACTTCGAGGAAACAGAAAATGACTAAATGCATTGTAATGTTTTCAGGAGGAATAGGATCATGGGCAGCAGCTAAAAGAGCAATCGAAAAATACGGAAAGGAAAATGTAATCTGTTTATTTAGTGACGTAAAAGGAAACAGCACTGAAGCTCACGTCGGAGAGGATGAGGATACCTACAGATTTATAGACGACGCAATAAAAAACCTGAAATGCAAATATGTGAGAGTCGCAGATGGCAGAAACATCTGGGAAGTTTTTAAAGACAAAAAATACTTAGGCAATTCAAGATTAGCAAACTGCTCACACGAACTAAAACAAAAACCAGCAAGAGAATGGTTGAAAGAAAATACAGAACCAGAAAATACAATTATAGTGATTGGGATTGATTGGACAGAAACACACAGAATACCATCAGTCAAAGAAGCCTATAAACCTTACAAAGTAGAATTTCCAATGACAGAAAAACCATATTTGTCAAAAGAGGAAATGATTGCAGAGGCGGAAAAAGATGGATTAAAACCACCAAGATTATATAGCTTAGGTTTCAGTCATAATAATTGCGGAGGAGGATGCGTTAGAGCTGGACAAGCACAATTCAGAAAACTCCTACAAATAATGCCAGATCGCTATGACAAATGGATGGAAAAAGAAAATGAAATAAGAGAATACCTAGGAAAAGACGTCTCAATATTAACTGAACAAAAAAATAACATCAAAAAGAAACTTACATTAGAGGAGCTAAAAACAAGAGAAACAAAAGATTGTGATATGCTCGATATTGGAGGATGCGGATGTTTTGTAGATGGATTTGATATGAAACTAGAAAAAGAGGAAACAGAAAATGGCTAAACCCGGACCAGCACCAACACCAACACACCTCAGAATTATCAGAGGAGATCGCAAAGATAGGATAAACACAAAAGAACCAAAGCCAGATAAAAGCAAACAACCGAAAATGCCAGACTGGCTAAGCGACGAAGCAAAGATAATTTGGAGGAGAACAATTAAACAACTCAAATCAATGAACATGCTTTACGAAGCTGACCAAGATGTGATTGTAGCCTACGTAAACGCAGTAGTAAATTATCAAAAAGCATCCGAGCTCGTTGATCGCTCCGGCGTTTTAATAAAAGGACGAAGGGACGGAGTAGTAAAAAATCCAGCTGTCCAAATTCAAAGGGACGCAGCAACATTAATAAGAATGTTAGCCGGGGAATTAGGATTGACCCCATCAGCACGAACAAGACTGAAGGCGGAACATAGTGACGAATCAGCAGATTTCTTGGACTAGCCCTGCATATAGCTCAGCCGGAAAATACCTACCAGAAGGAGCATACTATGATGAGGAAGCAGCGGACAGAGCCGTAAAATTCTTCGGGCTATTAAAATTAGTAGAAGGCAGAGGAGCTGGAGAAAAATGGGAACTGATGCCTTGGATGGAATACGAGGTTATCCGACCGCTCTTCGGCTACAAAAGAAAAGACGGAACAAGATTATACAGAACCGTCTGGCTTGAAGTACCAAGAAAAAATGCAAAGACAACCCTAGCAGCTGGATTAGCCCTATACGGATTGGTTGCAGATAATGAACCCGGAGCTCAAGTTTATATGGGAGCAAGAGATCGAGCACAAGCAAGAATCTGCTTTGAGCTAGCAAGAAAAATGGTTGAAGCAAGCCCAGCACTGAGAAAAAGATGCAGAGCGGCAAGAAGCTATATTGAAGTAACCAAAACAGGATCAGTATTGAGAACAATCTCAGGAGAAGCATTAGGACAACATGGATTCAACGCACACATTGCAGTTTTAGACGAAGTACACGCACACAAGAACAGAGAAATCTGGGACGTCCTAAGCTCATCAGTTGGAGCAAGACAACAACCGATTGTGATTGGCATTACGACAGCAGGAACATACGATCCAAACCACATCGCTTGGGAACAGCACGACTACGCAGTGAAAATAGCAGAAGGCGAACTTGATGATCCAAGCTTCCTAACAATAATATATGCAGCAGAATCAGAGGACGATTGGCAAGAACCTAAAACATGGAAAAAAGCAAACCCCTCACTTGGAACAACAGTGATGGAGGATTATTTACAAGACGAAATTAGAAAAGCAAAAGCAAGCCCAGCAAGACAAACAATCTTCCAACAATTATATTTAAACAAATGGACAAGAGAAGTAAGCCGATGGATCGATATGGAAGCTTGGGATGCCTGCGGACAAGAAATAAATTTAGAGGACTACAAAAACAGACCCTGCTTCATTGGACTCGACCTTTCGTCCACAACCGATATCAGCTCAATGGTAAGACTATATCCAGAGGAGGACGGAGCATTTACCATAATCCCAACATTCTGGATACCAGAAGCAGACATCGGGGAAAGAGAAAGAAGGGATCGACTGCCCTACTCAAACTGGGCAAACGAAGGACAAATAATATTAACACCCGGAAACGTGATAGATTACCGCTGGATCAAGCACGCAATAGTTGAGCAAGCTGATAATGCACAGGTTTTAGAATTAGCATACGATCCTTGGAACGCAACAAGCTTGATCACCGAACTCCAAGAACTCGGAATGAGGGTTGCACCAACAAGACAAGGATTCGCAACAATGTCAGCACCAACAAAAGAATTAGAAAGATTGATTGCTGCAAAAAATATAAAGCATGGAGGTCATAAAGTTTTGAGAGCACACGCAGACGCGGCACTTGTAAATACAGACCCAGCTGGAAATTTAAAACCTGACAAGGCAAAATCTACAGCACGCATCGACGGGATTGTTGCCTTAATAATGGCATTAAACTCAGCGATGCTAGCAGGGACAAGCCTGACAGGAAAATCAGTTTACGAGGAAAGAGGAGTAGAATTAATATGAGCGGATCAATTCAAGCAACAAAAGTAACCGCAGGATTAACAGCAGTTGAACTGGTGCACGTAACAGACGAAGCGGCAGGACGAGGCGACGGTAGAATTACCTACGAAATTTTAAATAATGGAACAGCAACATTATATATCGACGGAGAAAACACAGTTACCACAGCAACCGGATCACCGATTCCAGCTGGCGGAGCAAGAACCCTGAACCTGCGACTTGGAGCAAAAGTATGGGGAATCTCAACATCGGCAACCCAAGACATTAGAATACTAAAGGTAGGTTAAAAATATGACAGACAGCAGCTTCTACGCTCCGGGAGGAGCAGGATCAAACGACTTAGACGGATTACTAGATGTAAATATAACGGACGCCTCAACAGACGACGTTTTACAATACGACGGAACAGAATGGGTAAACGGACCAGCACCGCTTGGTCAAGTAAATTTAAATGATCTGCACGATGTTGTAATAACAAGCATCAAACCGGGACAGACAGTTTTATATGATGGGACAAATTACGTAAACTCAGACCCATTAAACGCATCCCTAAACACAATCCCATCACCAGCAACAAGCAGATACTATTTTACAAGAAACACAAAAACACAAGGCGGAATATCAGGATACTCAGCATACCTAGTTCCAATCAAATTCGCAAGCCAAGTAACGATTGATAAATTCTGCCTAGGATTATTAAATAACCCAACAGACGCACAAAACAACGGCGGAGTAAAACTAAGAGCATACATTTATAACTCAAACGGAAACACACCAACAACTCTACATAAAGACATGGGATACTTCACGATTGCAAACGGCGATACACAAAGCAGCTACACTGGATTACAATTCACACTCGCATCAAGCACGACCCTGACAGCTAATACCCTATATTTTATGGGATTAGCCTACGGACCATTAAATGGATCAAAAACAAATCTGCCCGGATTAATATCAGACCTGCCCGGAATAACAAATCCATTCTGGGGAGCTGGAATTCCAGACAGCTTGATTCAATATAACACCTTAGGAGCAACAGGTTATTATAACGGATCAACAGACTGGACAACATTTGACTTCCAAAATGGAAATCTAACAAATAATATAGCAAACAACATTGGACTGAACTTCCAAAATCCAACGATCGGGATAAGGGTCTCAGCAGTTGGCTAATAATTATAAAAAAATACTTTACGGAAAAAAAGTAATAATAAACTTAAAAACCGATAAAGCATTTAGAGGATTCCTGACAAATGAAAAAGGAGCACTACTAGAATTAAGAGAGGCAGAGCTCCTAGAACCCGGCGGAGAACCCGTTCAGGTAAAAGGAAAAATCCTAATTGAAAAAACAAATGTAGACTTCATACAAGCAACGGAGGAATAAAATGGCGATAGTCGAAAACGAGAACGGACTGACAGCCATCCAAAATACATCAACCATAGTCAGACCTGACCTTGGCGGATTCATTGCAACCTACGACGGCAGAGCAATTGAATACGCCGAACTTTATAAACAACAACACGAAGTAAGAACAGTGGTTGACTTCCTAGCAAGAAACATCTCACAAATTCCACTTCACGCATATAAAAGACTAGAGGACAACAACAGAGAAAGAGAAACTGGAACACCACTAGCAAAAACAATTGATCAACCAGACTTTTATACAACCAGATCAAGATGGATGGAAGCATTAGTTAAAGATCTCTGCATTTACGACGAAGCAATTAGAATAAAAGTAAAAGGCGAGGACGGAAGGATTGCCTTAATTAGAGTTCCAGTAACAATGGTTCAGCCACAAGGAACAAATTGGCTAAGACCAGACAGCTACCTAATTAAAGGAACAACTGGTTCGATTCAATATAGCAGAGAACAAATAATACACATTCATGGCTACAACCCAAAAGATCCTCGCAAAGGATTATCACCACTAGAAACACTAAGACAATTACTAGCTGAACAACAAGCAGCAGCAGAACATAGAGAAGGATTGTGGAGGCAGGGAGCAAGAGCCAGCTTAGTTATAGAAAGACCGCTGGGAGCACCGCAATGGAGCGACACAGCAAGATCACGATTTAGAGCAGACTGGGAAGCATCATTTACCGGAGCAAGAAACTCAGGAAAAACAGCAGTATTAGAGGAAGGAATGATAGCAAAGCCACTCCAAACTTTCAGCCCAAGAGATGCACAATACCTAGAAAGCAACCAATTAGCAAGAGAAATTGTAGCTTCAGCCTACGGCATACCAGCAGGATTGCTAGGATTAGGAAACCAAAATTACTCAAGCCTGACAGAACAACACAGACAATTATATACGGATTGCCTAGCACCTTGGCTAACAATAATACAAGAGGAATTAGAAACACAACTTTTATACGAATTCGAATCAGAGAACACCTACCTTGAATTCCAACTCTCAGAAAAATTAAGAGGAAGCTTCGAGGAACAAGCAGCCGTCCTACAAGCCTCAGTTGGAGCACCATATTTAACAAGAAACGAAGCAAGAGCAAGACTAAACCTTCCAGCAATTGAAGGAGGCGACGAATTAGTAACGCCACTAAACGTTATCACAGGCGGACTAGCATCACCACAAGACACAGCACCAGAGGGCATTCCAATCGGAGCATTGTCAACAGAACCAGAAGCAAAAAGCTACGAAAAAGCACTGACAAGACAAGAATACTTAAAAATAAAACAAACAGCAGCTAGAGAATTCGCAAAAGTATTTGAGGACAACCTAGAAAGACAACGCAGAAGCATAATCAGCAAACTCGGAGCACAGAAAAATCTGCCAGCAGAAACAAAAGCAGATGCACGAGAAGTATACGATCGCAAAAGATTTGACAAAGAATTAACAGCAGACCTAAAACCATTGATATTAAAAACAGCTAAAAGAGGAGCACAAACAATTGGCGACTGGGATGCAGGCAACGCAGAAAATTGGATTGAAGCTGTCGCAGCAAAATCAGCAGAAAGAATAAACAAAGCAACCCAAACAAGATTGGCAAATAAATTTAGAGATTTAGACACAGAGGATGATCCAATCGAAGCAGCAAACGAACTATTTGATGAGATGACAGATAACGACACAATCGGAGCAAGCCTAAGCTTAGCAGCAACTGCAACAAACTTCGGGAGAAACGAATCAGCGACAGCAAATGGCAGGAGATTTAAAACATGGATTGTGACAAGCGGCAATCCAAGATCAGAACACGCTGTCCTAAATGGAGAAACAGTTGAAATTTCAGAAACATTCTCAAACGGAGCAAGATGGCCCGGAGATCCAGAACTACCAGACGAGGAGCGAATCAATTGTGCTTGCATAGTTGACTTCGATTCATAAAATGCCCTATTATATAAGCGATAATAACCCAGACTGCGAAGGCTACGCAGTTCAAAAAGAAAATGGCGAAGTAATTGGATGCCACAGAACAGAACAAGAAGCCATTGATCAAATGATTGCAATCTCGCTTGCAGAAGGAATTGAGCCCGGAGGATATATTGAAAACGATAATGACGACGAAAAAAATGTAAAACAATTCCAACCACCAGAGGCAGCAAGAGAGGAAGCACGCAGAGGATTGGAATGGCGGAGAGAATTTGGCAGAGGCGGAACAGAGGTTGGAGTAGCTCGAGCAAGGGACATTTCAAACGGAAGGAATTTGTCAGAGGATACAATAGTTAGAATGGTTTCCTACTTTGCAAGACACGAAGTAGACAAAGAAGCTGAGGGATTCAGACCCGGAGAGGAAGGCTACCCATCAAATGGCAGAATAGCTTGGGCACTTTGGGGAGGAGATCCGGGCAAATCATGGGCAGAAAGAATATTGTCAGGAATTGAAAGAGAAAGAGAAAAACGCACAGAATTACAAAAGGAGGAACACAAGATGCAAGTAAAATCATTTCCATTAGAAACGCTGGAAGTAAAAGCGAAAGGGACAACGGATGCACCACATGGTGAATTCACAGCTCTGGTCTCAGTTTTTAATAACACAGACTTAGTTGGGGATCGCGTCCTACCCGGAGCATTCGCATCAAGCCTCGCAAAATACACAGCACAAGGCAAGAACCTGCCAATCGTCTGGTCACATGACTGGGGAAACGCAGAAAGCTTTATAGGCAAAACGATTTCAGCTACAGAAACAACAGAAGGACTCCTAATAAGAGGAGCATTCTTTGACACACCAAGAGCACAAACCGTAAGAACGCTATTAGCAGAAAAAGTAGTGAACGAATTTAGCTTCGCCTATGATATAGTAACAGAACAAAAAGGCGAGGATGGAATCAACGAATTAGTTGAACTTCATATACTAGAAGCAGGACCAACACTAAAAGGAGCAAACCCAGCAACACAATTGATTGCAGCAAAAAGCTTGGAGGAACAAGAACAAAAAGAATTAAATATTGAAAACGCCAAAGCAGGACGCACATTATCAAGAAAGAATGAGGGTTCGATTCGCCAAGCAAAAGAACTGCTAGACGACGTACTAAATTCATTAGAAACACAACCGGCAGAGCCTGCCAAGACCGAGGAATCAGTGATGATCAAGGACGAGGAGCGGAGTTTAGACCCGGAATTAGCAATAACCCTGTTAGAGCTCAACGAGCTCGATGCAGAAAACTAAACCCAAACCAAAAGGAGAAAAAATGAAAGACTTAATAAATCAAGCAAAGGCTCTTGCAGAAGCAGCAGCAGCTGAAGGACGTGCCCTCAACGACGAGGAAAGAGCAACCGTCGAGTCAGCCATTGCCGGAGCAAAAGCAGTTAAGGCAGACGCAGAATTACGCAAAGCCGTAGATGAGCTCGGAAATGAGCTCGCAGAAGTAAAGCCAGAAAATGTTGAAACCGTAAAGGCAACCACAACTGGCGGAAAATTATTACAAGATCCAGCATTCAAAAACTGGATTGATCAAGCAAACCGAAATGGCACTCCAGATATTAAGAGCTTGCCAAATAGCCCAACAGTTGCAGTTTCAGGACTAAAGGCAACATTGCTAGGCAACAGCGACACATCAGCTGGAGCATTGATCACCAACGATCGCTACCAACCAGCAGCACAGGCTTTTGGTCGTGAGATCACAGCAATCAATCTAGTAACCCTAGGAAGCACCACAAGCGACGCAGTTGAATTCGCAAGAGCACAACGCATCACAGGCGGACAATCAGTAAACGCAGCAGCACCAACAGCTGAAGCAGATCCAGCAGCGGAATCAACTATTACATTCGTAAAAGATACAGCGATTGTAAGGGACATCCGCCACTTCCTGCCAGCATCAGTTAGAGCATTGCAGGACGCAGCACAGCTAGAAACCTTAGCAAACACATTCCTAACTTACGGAATCCAAGAGGAAATCGAGGATCAGTTAGTTAAAGGAAACGGACAAGGCGAAAACTGGACCGGAATTTTTAATACCGGCTACGTTCAGGCTCAAGCTTGGGACACCGATTTAGTAACATCAATTCGCAAAGCAATCCGCAAGGTTCAGACAGTAGGAAACAGCAGAGCGACCGCAGTTCTCCTACATCCAGAGGACAACGAGAGAATCGACCTCCTAAGCGGAAGCAACACCGATTACTTATTTGGCGGACCAGCAACACAGAGCACCCCAACAATTTGGGGATTACCACGTGTTGTGAGCCAAGCAGTTCCAGTTGGAAACGCAATCGTCGGGGATTTCCGCAAGGCAATCATCTGGGAGAGAAGCCCACTTACAGTTGCAGTTTACCCACAGCACAGCGACTACGCAATCAAGGGATTGGTTGCACTCGTAGCAAACGCCAGAGCAGCATTCGGCGTCCTACACCCAGAGGCATTCTGCACAGTTGACCTCACCGCTTAGTAACAAATAAAAGGAACATCCCGGAGAGGAACTAAAAACCTGTCCGGGATGTTTTTATAAAAAGACAAAAGGAGATAAAATGGCGATTATAATCGTAGAAACAGAACCGGGAGTACTAATCAGAATCGATGAGGAAACCGCAAAGAAAAATGGCTGGACAGAATTCAAAAGACAAACAGTTGAATCAAAGCCAGCTAACAACAAAGCACTGAAACCTAAAGCAAAAGAAGCAACAGACGAAACAGAGCCAGAAGTAAAGGAACTAGACTAAAATGTCAAACCCACTAGCTACTGTCGCTGATTTGGAAGCATATTTGGGCAGAACATTCGACGACCCAACATCAGCCGAATTAGCGATTGACATCGCCAGCGACATAGTTAGGACATACTGCGGACACTCAATTACACAAATCCTAAACGACAACATATTTGTAGACGGAACAGGAACAGACACAATCCTACTACCAGCAGCTCCGGTCAATGGGATTGATCTTCTTGAAATTGACGGAGAATTGATAGCAAGCACAAAATATAAATACAGCAAAAAAGGCTGGGTAAAACTAACAGACGGAACAACCTTCCCAAAAACACCAAACAGCATTGAAATAATTTATAACCATGGATTTGCCACAATCCCAGACGCAATTCTAGGAATAGTCTTGGCACTAGCAGGCAGAATTACAGACGGAAGCAGCGGAATCAAACAAGAAACGATAGGATCATACTCAGTGACCTACGCAGATCCAGCACCAGTTTTAAGAGCAAACGAACAAGCAGGACTAGACGCCTATAAGGTTCAAGCATGAGCTTCGATAAATTATTAAACAAATTAGCGAATTTGAAAAGATTAGACAACACAACAGATCGCTACGGAAATACAACCAAAAACTACACAACACATGAAACAGATATCCCATTTCGAATTGACGAACAAAGAGGAACAGAACAAGAATTAGATGCAAACAGCACAATCGAACTAGCCAGAGGGTTCACAAGATACGCAGACATTAAACCATCAGACAGAATTGAAATTGACAACGAAATCTGGGAGGTAATTGCACACCCATTGCTTAGACAAAGAACAGCCACAACACACCATTACGAATTAGATCTAAAAAAGGTAAACGCATGAGCAAAGAAGGATTTGAATTTGTAGAATTTGATTTCGACGTAGTATGGGCAGCCCTAAGCAAATCAACCCAATTAAGAGGAAAGCTAGAAGCACTCGCAAAAGAGGTTGAAACTAACGCTACAGCAAAAGCAAGAACAGAAGCATACGACGAAGGATATTACACAGACCTTTTTAAATCAGGAGTAGATGCCTCATCATCGATAAGAAAAATATTTACAAAAGACTACCAAGCCCGGAGAAATAGAAAGAGAAGGGGAACAACAAGCAGATTCATAGACCGACCAGTTATAAAAGGCGAGGACGGAAAAGAAACAATAATTAAAGGCGATGTTGACGGAAGCGAATATAATGGATCACTAGGCTACGTTACAAACGAGGACTTTAAAGCGATTTGGGTTGAATATGGATCAATGGCAAAAGGACCAAAATTCATATTAAGCAGAGCAACAGAGGAAGTAGCAAACAGAAACGAAGGAGAATGGGAACCTTTATACGCAAAAACTCATCAGCAAAATATTCCTGAACTAAAAGCAAGACAAGCAATAGGAAAAGCAAAAACAGCAAAAGCAAGAAAGGAAAACAGAGGTCGCTAATGACATACGGATCAATACCAGACATTGAACAAACGATTGTAAGAACGCTAAACGAAAGCCAAAGCGTTATTGATATTGCAGGAGCTAACGCAGCATCAACAGAGCTACCACCAGAAGCAACACTTCCAAAAATAAGAATAACATTAAGCGGAGGAACACCTGCAGTAACCGGTTGGCTACAAGCACCACGAATAAACATCGAAGCTTGGGGAACAAGCAAAGAGGAAGCATTCGATTTAATAAATGCCTGCTCTCAAACATTGACAGCGATTGAAAACGGAGCACTTGTAAATGAAGGAGTCATTACATCAGTAAGACAGGAAACTGGATTAAGCTGGTCGCCTGACCCAACAACGAATACAGCAAGATATCTGCTAGGATTCGAAGTACACATACACCCATAAAAACAAAAGGAGAAAAAACCATATGGCAAACGCAGCAGAAGTAGTAGTTGGTTCGGGAGGAAAAGTTTTCATCGGACCAGTTGGGACACCAGAGCCTAACACACCAACAGAGGCATTGAACGCAGCATTCAAAGACCT